GTCCAACGCCGCAATCGCATCGCTCAGTTGCTTGCTGACTGGGGTTTGATTGGTATCGTGGATGTTACTAAGATCCAAGATATTGCTCCACTCAACCAAATCAAAGTCCTTGCTTATAAGGACAAGGGAGATTGGATTTTGGAAACCAAATACAATATTGGTTCCAAGAAGAAGCGTGTAGAAGAAACCGAATGAAACTGGGGGCTTGACGCCCCCTTTCTTTTTGGGTTATAATACCCATATCGACCATAACCCATAAACACGGTCGATGGTTCACAACTTAAATTTAGCAAAAACAAAGGAGGCTAAAATGGCATATAAGGAATTGCTTCGTGTCTACAAATGTTATGAGAACAAAGTAGATGAGAAGACGAAAGAGTATTTACAAGGTTTTGGAACCGTAGATAATGCTCCAGAGGGTCTTCCTCTTATGGAAGATGTAGTTGAAAAGTACAACTCTGGAGAGATTGCTGAGGGATCCACCGTCATATGTTCCGGTAGAGTAGGTGATCTCTGGAGTGATCCTACTTACAACCGTATTGATGAACTTCGATATGGTAATCAGAAACGTCACATCGAAAATCGTAATGGATTCTCGCATGACGCAGCAGATACTCTGTCCGCATATTGCCGACCCGAACTCAGGGTCGTATTGACTAAGGGAAACAACCGTGCATCTAAGCGATATGCTTGTGGACGTAATACTGAAGACAGAGTTGTTATCTCTCTGAAACTTCATCGCAAAAACATCTCACATGCAGAGATGGTCCGTATTGAATCTCTTGATCACAATACGGATTGTAACTATCGCACCAATCAAAGTGGTGATGATAAGTTTAAATCTGCTTATTATGCGAATGAAACTTGGGCGGTAGAGTTGTTTGAGTATCTTAAACAATTCAATATCGGCATCGCTGGAACTCTTGATGGTGCTGAATTTGTATGCCCATCACACTCTTATATGTCTACAGCAAGGAAACTTGCTGGAGAAGAGTATACTTCAAAGTATCTTAGGGCATTTACCAAGTGGAAATGTGCTAAAGAAATTCAGGGTAATGCTACTGTGGCAGGTTCTCTTTTCTTGAAAACCTTTCATGAGTATATTGATTGGATTGATAAAAAGAATCAAATTGATTCTTTCTCTTTGATGATGAAGTGGTATTTTATTGATTATGGTCCCACTCATCAACAAGTAAATCCTAAAGCAAAAAGTCTGAAACAATCTGATATTGTTGAAGGTAATGGTATCATTAAAGGAAACGAACCATTTGTCGCTCGTTTTGTAAATCTCTACAATAGTTTTTGTGATCGTGAAGTTTCTTTTGATCGAATGATCATCAAGAAAACTCATAAAACTGCTATTCCATTTGAGGGTTCTGATAGTAGTGCTTGGAATGCATTCCTTGCAGATGCAAATCCTCTGATGAAACCAGTATTGGGACAACTTGCTGAGAACAAGTTTTTCTGATAACCGAATAAAAAGATACGGGGGTCCACACCCCCTTTTTTATGTCTTGTGATAATATATACTATGGATGCCGAAAGGGTCCACACAACACAAACTCGCTTTCATAAGGAGCTACCATAATGAACATCCAGCGTTATACTGCTGCGGATCTTAATACCTTGATGGATAAGATTACCCGCAACAGCATTGGTATGGACGAATACTTCGATCGTCTGTTTAATCTTCACGAAACTACAAAAAACTATCCGCCTTATAATCTCATACAAATAAATAATGTGGAATCCCATTTAGAGATTGCATTAGCAGGATTTAAGAAAGGAGAGGTCAATGTCTTCACGGAGTATGGAAAACTTTTTGTCGAGGGGCAACGGGAGGACACCGAATCTGAGAAGACGTTTATCCACAAGGGACTGGCTCAAAGAAGTTTTCAACGAGCGTGGACTTTATCCGACGACACAGAAGTACGGGAAGTCACCTTCGAAGACGGACTCCTCAGAATCGTCCTCGGAAAAATAGTCCCAGAGCATCATGCCCGTAAGGATTATCTGTAATCCTTGACATTTTCCTTATTATCAGTAGCGGTCGTTACAGACTTTTGTATCACTATGATACATAATGACTATATAATTTAGACCTATGGAGGGACGATGAACTTTACCACCGCCACCTTAACACTGGGAACAGCAATGACTCTTTTCTTTGGGGGAACGCTCGCCGCCGTTCTACCCTGATACTTCCTGAATAAATAAAACTGAATATCGTCGGCGCAGACGGGGAGGTAACTGGCACAATCCAGTTGACACCTCCCTTTTTTGTTGGTAGAATGTATTGAGAGAAATCTTGTAAATGTCCGTAAAACTTGCACTATTAAAATCTGGTGAGACAATCATTGCAGATATCAAAGAACTAATATCAGAAGAAAAGATTTGTGGATATTTGTTTAAGGACCCGCACGTTCTTACACTTACCGAGTCCATATATCTTGCCGAACAAGCAGAAGATGATTCTGTTGGAGTAACATTTACTCCTTGGATTATGTTTACTAACGACAAGGAAATTCCTGTTAGACCAGATTGGATGGTTACGATTGTAGAACCAGCCAAAGAAATTAGAAAATTGTATGAGGAAAAAGTAAATGGAACAGATAGTGAAGTGTCTTTTACTGAAGAATGACGCTGTATTGATTACTGAGATTGTAGAGGTCGGTGCGGATATTGGAGAACCAAATTGCAAACTGACTAATCCTTTCGTCCTTAAAAAGCAATCCGAAGAGTATTATTTGGAACCTTGGATTGACTTCTCCACACAGAATGAGTTTATGATTAGTTCTGAGAGTATTATGACTCTTGCAGACCCAACACCAGATTTGCTTTCCAAATATTTTGAGATGATTGCCTGATGCGTTTTTACACCAACGTCCAAATGGTCGGGGACAACTTCCTAGTTCGTGGTTATGAAAATGGTCGCCATTTCATGACCAAGGAGAAGTTCTACCCGACTCTTTTTGTCCCTTCTAATAAAAAAACAAAATACAAAACCCTTGAGGGTGATTATGTTGAGTCAGTCCAACCAGGAACCGTTCGTGATTGCCGCGAGTTTATTAAGAAGTATGAGGGCGTAGAAAACTTTAAGATTCATGGAAATACTGGATACATCTATCAGTATATTTCTGAAATGTATCCAGAAGAAGAGATTAAGTTTGATACTAACAAAATCAAAATCTCAACCATTGATATTGAGGTTGCATCCGAGAACGGATTCCCTGATGTAGAATCTGCCGCCGAGGAAGTTCTACTCATTACCGTCCAAGATTATGCAACCAAACAGATTCGCACTTGGGGTAGAGGACCATTCACAAACAAACAGCAGAATGTTATTTACAAAGGTTTCAGAACCGAGTATGAACTTCTGAGTGCATTCATCAACTGGTGGATGGTTGAGGATAATATCCCCGAGGTTGTGACTGGATGGAATAGTGAATTGTATGATATGCCGTATCTTGTGCGGCGTATTGAGAGAATCCTTGGTGAGAAGTTGATGAAAAGACTTTCTCCTTGGGGTCTTGTGACTGAACGTGAAATCTTTATTGCTGGTCGTAAAAACATTGCATATGATGTTGGTGGTATTACTCAACTTGATTATCTTAACCTTTATAAGAAGTTCACTTATAAGGCACAAGAATCCTATCGCCTTGACTACATCGCAAGTGTAGAACTGGGACAGAAGAAACTTGACCACTCTGAGTTTGATACTTTTAAGGACTTCTACACTAATGGTTGGCAGAAGTTTGTAGAATACAACATCATTGACGTGGAACTTGTTGACCGAATGGAAGACAAGATGAAATTGATTGAGTTGGCAATCACAATGGCATATGATGCTAAGGCAAACTATGCTGACGTTTCTTCACAAGTTCGTATGTGGGATACGATCATTTATAACTATCTAAAGGATAGGAATATTGTTATTCCTCCCAAAGAAAAATCGGACAAGGATTCGAAGTATGCAGGAGCCTACGTCAAGGAACCGATTCCTGGAAAGTATGATTGGGTTGTGTCTTTTGACCTCAACTCTCTTTATCCTCATCTCATTATGCAGTACAACATCTCACCAGAGACCCTACTTGAGGAAAGACATCCCAGCGCGACTGTTGAAAAAATCTTAAACCAAGATATTGAGTTTGAGTTTTATAAGGATAATGCGGTATGTGCTAATGGCGCAATGTACCGTAAGGATGTTCGTGGGTTTCTTCCAGAATTGATGGAAAAGATCTATAAGGATCGCACCATCTATAAAAAGAAGATGCTTGCTGCAAAGCAAGAGTATGAGAAGAAGAAAACTAAAGAGTTAGAAAAAGAGATTGCCAGATGTAATAACATTCAGATGGCACGTAAGATCCAACTCAACTCTGCTTATGGTGCTATCGGCAATCAGTATTTTAGATATTACAAACTAGCAAACGCAGAAGCAATCACTCTCTCGGGTCAGGTTTCTATCCGTTGGATTGAGAATAAGATGAACGGATTTCTAAATAAGATTTTGCAAACAGAGGAAGTCGATTATGTCATCGCATCTGACACTGACTCAATCTATCTTAATATGGGACCTCTTGTTGATAAATTTCTTAGTCGTCAGTCTGACGATAAAACAAAGGTTGTTCAGTTACTTGACAAGATCTGTCAAGACAAGTTGGAACCATTCATCGAATCCAGTTATCAGGAACTTGCGGATTATGTTTCGGCATATGAACAGAAAATGATTATGAAGCGTGAGAATATTGCCGAACGTGGTATTTGGACCGCGAAGAAGCGTTATATTCTCAACGTATGGAATAGTGAGGGTGTGCAATACACAGAACCCAAACTAAAGATGATGGGTATTGAGGCAGTCAAGTCTTCTACACCTGCTCCTTGCCGTCAGATGATTAAGGATGGTCTGAAGTTGATGATGAATGGAACAGAAGAAGATGTGATTGACTTTATTGATGAATGCCGCAAAAAGTTTAAGACATTACCGCCAGAAGAGATTGCATTTCCACGTTCAGTATCTGATGTCGTAAAGTATAAGTCTAATTCTGACATTTATATTAAAGGAACTCCTATTCATTGTCGTGGAGCACTACTCTTTAATCATTATATTAAGGAGAAAAAACTGACCAATAAATATTCACTTATTGGTAATGGAGAAAAGATTAAGTTTCTTTATCTGAAAAAACCGAATATTATACAGGAGAATATTATTTCTTTTATTCAGGATTTTCCAAAGGAACTTGGACTTGACAAGTACATTGATTATGACCTACAATTTGAGAAGAGTTTTGTAGAACCACTTAAGTCTATCTTGGATGCGATTGGGTGGAATGTTGAGAAAACTGTAAACCTTGAACTATTTTTTGGATAATGGATTTTTTAAAAGATATTGTAAAAGAGATTGGTGATGACTATACCAAACTCGCAGCGGACATTGATGAGACCGAAACTTATGTGGACACAGGTTCGTACATTTTTAATGCACTGGTCTCAGGTAGTTTATTTGGTGGTGTATCTGGGAATAAGATTACTGCTATTGCTGGAGAGTCTAGTACTGGAAAGACTTTCTTTTCTCTCGCTGTGGTTAAGAATTTTCTTAATTCTAACCCCGATGGTTATTGTCTCTACTTTGATACTGAAGCCGCTGTCAACAAATCCCTACTTGAGTCTAGGGGTATTGACCTCAATCGGTTAGTTGTAGTTAATGTCGTTACTGTTGAGGAGTTTCGTAGCAAGGCACTCAAGGCAGTAGACCTATACTTAAAAAAACCTGTAGAAGAACGCAAACCCTGTATGTTTGTGTTAGACTCTTTGGGTATGCTTTCCACTGAGAAAGAAATTACTGATGCACTAAACGATAAGCAAGTTCGGGATATGACTAAATCCCAACTTATCAAAGGTGCCTTCCGTATGCTCACTCTTAAGTTGGGTCAGGCAAACATTCCTATGATTGTTACTAACCACACCTACGATGTCATTGGCGCTTACGTTCCTACTAAAGAGATGGGCGGTGGTTCTGGTCTTAAGTACGCTGCTTCTACCATTATTCACCTCAGCAAGAAAAAGGAAAAAGACGGAACTGAAATCGTCGGAAACCTTATCAAGGCTAAGACTGCTAAGTCACGTTTAAGTAAGGAGAACCAAGATGTTACGATACGTTTGTTTTACGATGAGCGTGGTCTTGATCGTTATTATGGTCTTCTTGAACTCGGTGAGATTGGCGGCCTCTGGAAAAACGTCGCAGGACGCTATGAGATTGACGGCAAAAAAGTCTATGCTAAAGCTATACTCAAAGACCCCGAAACATATTTCACTCCAGAAGTAATGGAGAAACTGGATTCTATTGCAAAAGAAGAATTCAGTTATGGTTGAACTTAATGACCTTATTCAAACTTATGAAAATGCACTAGATCCTGAGATTTGTGATTTTTTAGTGACAGTCTTTGATAACTCATCTCATTTGCACGAGTCAATTATCAATGAAGGAAAACCAAATTTTACTCAGTTTAATTTGACAGAAAAATCTGGTGTAACAGATGAATTGAATAAAATTCATAATCATATCATTAAAAAAGTCTACAAGTATCGTGATCTGTATTATGAATTTGTAGACTCTAGAGTGTTTCCTTCCGAGCACGCATTTGAACAATTCAGAATAAAGAGGTATAATACTGGTGGTGAAGATAGGTTTGATACTCATGTAGATGTGTCAGACTATTCTTCTGCCAGAAGGTTTCTATCTTTTATGTTCTATCTGAATGATGTTTTGGAAGGAGGAGATACAGTTTTTAGAGACAGAAAGATTACTCCAAAGAAAGGATCACTATTAGTATTTCCTCCTTTGTGGATGTATCCTCACCGTGGAGATCCTCCAATCAGTAATCCAAAATATATTATGAGCACTTATCTGCACTACAAATAATGGAAAGAATTGAGACCACTATTCTGAGGAATCTAATACACAATGAAGAGTATTCACGCAAGGTAATTCCATTTATTGAACCAACTTATTTCGAGCAGAGAACTGAGAAAGTAATCTTTGAGGAGATTGCTCAGTTCATTGTGAAATATGGTTCTGCGATTACAACCGAAGCACTAAATATTGAGGTTGAGAATCGAACGGATCTAAATGAGGGAGAGATTAAAGAGACAAGAGATATTTGTGACTCTTTTAATGATTTCCCAGTAGATCAACAATGGTTACTAGATACCACCGAAAAGTGGTGCCGTGACCGTGCGATTTATCTTGCTCTGATGGAATCAATCCATATTGCCGATGGAAACGATTCCAAAAAGAACCGTGATGCAATTCCGAGCATTTTATCTGATGCTCTGGCAGTATCTTTTGACAATAACATTGGACATGATTACTTACAAAACTACGAAGAAAGGTATGAATACTACCACAAGAAAGAAGACAAGATTCCCTTTGATCTCGAATACTTTAACAAAATCACAAAAGGTGGTTTACCTAACAAGACTCTTAATGTCGCGCTCGCTGGTACAGGTGTCGGCAAGTCTCTATTCATGTGCCATGTTGCTAGCTCCGTGTTGCTCCAAGGACGGAACGTTCTCTACATTACAATGGAGATGGCAGAAGAGAAGATTGCTGAACGAATTGACGCAAATCTCCTGAATGTTCCGATTCAGGATCTGACAGATCTTCCAAAGAAGACCTTTGAGAATAAGGTTACGAACATTTCCAAGAAGACTCAGGGCACTCTTATAATTAAAGAGTATCCTACTGCATCGGCACATAGTGGACACTTTAAGGCACTTCTTAACGAACTTTCACTTAAGAAGTCATTTAAACCTGATATTATTTTCATTGATTACCTTAATATATGTGCTTCCTCCCGCTATAAGTCGGGGATGTCTGTCAATTCATATAGCTATATTAAGGCGATTGCAGAAGAGTTACGTGGGTTGGCTGTTGAGGCAAACGTCCCTATCGTATCTGCCACGCAGACCACTCGCTCTGGTTATAGTAGCAGTGACGTTGACCTTACTGATACTTCTGAATCCTTTGGTCTTCCTGCTACTGCTGATCTTATGTTTGCCCTTATTAGCACTGAAGAACTTGAGCAGTTGAATCAGATTATGGTGAAACAACTGAAGAACCGTTACAACGATCCAACAGTCTTTAAGCGTTTCATCGTAGGTATTGACAGAGCAAAGATGAGACTGTATGATTGTGAGCAGTCCGCCCAGAACGACATACTTGACTCTGGGCAGGATGACGAGTATAATAACCAAGAAGAAACCAAACCCAAAAAATCATTCGACGGATTTAAATTTTAATGGAACGACATATTGATTTTGAACGCTATCAAAAATTTGTTGATGCGGTTACTAGTGATGCCTCTACTGATTTTCTCGCGCTTTCCGACCGCCTTGTTGCCCTTGATGAAAAGGGTGCCAATATTGAGCGACTACTTACTGCAGGTGTTGGTATTAATGCTGAAGGTGGGGAGTTCCTTGAAATCATCAAGAAGATGGTTTTCCAAGGAAAACCTTGGAACGACGATAACCGTGAGCATCTTATTATTGAACTCGGTGATCTTATGTGGTATGTTGCTCAAGCCTGCATGGCACTCGATGTTTCCTTTGACGATGTGATTGCTACTAACGTTAAGAAACTTGAGAAGCGTTACCCCGAAGGCACCTTTGATGTTTACTTCTCCGAAAACCGTGCTGCTGACGACCGATGACTGATAAGAAAGTAACTTTAGAAATGGACGTGTTCTCTGCTGCGGCAGTCCGTCAAGTCCTGTTTGAGTCTCAAAAAGGATATTCTTATGAGAACGTTCCTGCCCGTATCGTTGGTATTCGCCAAGTCATTGTAGACCTTGACGATGCCATCAGTGCTGTGGTAGAATCTGACTGACCCTTCGGGGTTTTCTGGGGAATTAGCTTAGTTGGTAGAGCGCCTGCTTTGCACGCAGGAGGTCAGGAGTTCGAGTCTCCTATTCTCCATTTCTAAATAGAATATAATAGACTAAAAGATAGAGATGAAGTCTTTCGGAGATTTTATATTTGAGTGTTATTTTAATAAGTTTTCATTGTTTCTCTTTGAAGGAAAGTATAGTGATGAACACGCATTTAGAAAAGTGTGGAATCACTTCATTACCCATAGAAAATATGGTAAGGAAGTAAGAGACTTAATTAATAGTGGAAAATATGATGAAGCTAGAGAAGCAATGGAGAAAGAAATTGCTGCTGCTGAAGAAGATCCGAAACATCCATTAAGTTTTGAGAAAGCAAAAAGGGGATTTGAAAAGGGAAAGGATAATAATGCAAGTCAAAGTCAATCAACATATTATGATGAATTGAAATTAGCACCAGATAGTGTAGTAGCATATACTAAAGGTAGAAGAGGAAAGTCTGCTGCTAATCGCCCAACTGCTTATTCTAAAGTTGAAGGTGGGGCAACTCCACCAACTACAAAAATGTGGAAAGATGTTGTTGGAAAAGAAGCAGATACTTCAAAAAGAGATATTTCTATTGCGGACACAAAAGATAAAAAATTTGGACAGGGGATAAGTTTAAAGCAAGGGGAAGGGTCGCAAACTTTATCTGCCGAACCTGAAGAAGTTAGAGGATTGTTCCAAGCTGCTGCTAAAAAATATATTCAACAATTAAAAAAGGATGGTGCATCTAAAGAAGATATTGAAAAATTTAAAGTAGATGTGGAATCTAACATATCAAAGTATATTAGAGCACAAAGTTTAAAAATCAGTCCAACAGAAAATAAAGAAAAGAGCGATAAAAGATTATCAATTGCCCAATCTGCAGTTGATAAACTTGTTAAATCTTATCCAGGATTTGATAGATTAGTTGATAAAGAAGCTGCTAGTGGCGAACAAAAATTTGGAAAAAAAGTTTCTGCTCAGATGGATTCGGAAAGTCAAGACTTCAAAGATGCCTTGACTGCATTAAGAATTAAAACTGGAAAAATTAATAAATCTGATTTATCAAAGGATGAACGAGCACGAGTAAGTAAAATTCAATCAAAATATAAAACTTATCAACAACTTTCTGACTATCTCAAATCCTCTCCATCTGGAGAAGCAAGAGAAGTTGTTAGGGGGACATATGTAGATCCAAAAACAGGAGAAGTTGTTAGTAGAGCAAAGGCAGAACCAGTATCGCAAAGAGGAGAACTAGATCAACCTCTTTCCGCTAGATCTGGAAAAGGTAAAAGTAGTAAAAAGGAAACTGGATTTATTGAATTTGAAAAAAGGAGGAGAGGAGAAGAACCAGAAAGAATACAAAGATCTGGTGCTTTAGCTGGAAGGGTTGGTCCAGCAAAACCAGATTCAGACAAAAAAGATAATCAGGCAAAACCACAACAAGGACCAATTACAGGAGCACAATCTGAACGAAGAACAAAACTTGCTGCAGCAGAAGCAGATCCTGATATTCAAAATAGAAGGCAGGAATTGAGGAATGCTGCTGCCGCACAAAAACAAGCACAAAAAGCACTTGATGATGCCGAAAGAGAGCAGGCAGATGCAAGTGTAATTAGATTCCCTAATGGAAAACCAGTTCCAAGAAAGAATCAATATTACTTGCAGAATAATCCAGATGCTGCACAACAACACGCAGCCAGACAGGAAGTAGCAGCACAGGCAGTTCAACAGGCACAAACATCAATTGCCGATATTCAGGCAAAAGCAGCACAGGCAAGAGAAAAAACTAAACCGCAACCAGAGGCACCAAAACCACAACAGCAACCACAAAGAACAGAACCAGTAGATACAAAACCACAACAGAAACCAGAAGAACCAGCAAAACCAGAAGTTCCTTCACCAGTAACACCAAAACCAGAGAAGAAGAAAGAAAAGAAACCAGTACAAACTTCTAACGGACAATTACCACAGGAGTGATTGATGGCTAAGCAGCAAGCTGATAATAAAAACGTAGAAAAATATTTTGGAGATAAGGTTAAAAAAATAGGAACAATTCCTCTTTTTGATACTATGTTGACTGTGAGTGGTGTTGAATTATCCTTTGAAAAGAAATTGACTGCTGCACAACAAAAGAAACTTAAAGATGAGACTCTAAAAATTTTAAATGAAAATTTTTATGGTTCTTATGAAATTGGTGATGTAAAGTACGACGGATTTGAAAGCACCTTAAAAATAAAAGTATCTCAGGGTGGAGTTGCTGGACCAGTACCGACTGCAATTCAAGAAGCTGGAAGTGCTTTTATTCTTACTCAAGTATTAAAGAAGAATAAAAAATTTACTAGTGCCGCTGATATTTTAGGTGATACGGAAACAAAAAAAGGACTTGAAAAAATATTCAAAGCACCATATACCGAAAGTATTAATGAATGGACTCATAGTTATTTTGAACACCAGAAAGCTTTCTTTAAAAAATTTCAACCTGCACAATGGGATATATTTGAGCATGGTGGACAAGACTTAATGGAATTTGTGAAGGAACAATGTCAAATTGTGAAAGAAGTAACTGCCTCTGGTAGATTGAAGGATGTTGGTAAATATGAAACATGGAATCCTGCTGATATATGGGCAGTGAAAGATAAATCTCAGGTAAAGAAAAAAATTGATGATGCTATTCAGAAAGACGGAACTGCAACTCTGAAAGAGTTGAATAATGTTCTTTTGAATTTGATGAAAGATAATAAGTTGATAGGATTGTCTCTTAAAAAAATAGAACCAAAAGAGAAAGCAAATTTTGTTTATGTAAATAAAGATCCAAAGAAAATTGAATTTGCTCAGGTTGAAGAAGTAAAGATGAGTGATATAACTATTGAAATTAAAACAGAAGAAACCGTTGATGGCATGTCTCAGGGTGGATATGTTTTATTTGGAAAATATACTATAAATGTTATAAGAACTCCTGGATCAGGATTCTCAAATCTAAAATATGAAAGTGTTATAAAAGGTAGTGGTGGAAGGGGTGGAGCAGCACCTGTAGATTTAGTAGCAACTATGTTGAAGAGTAAGGTTCCGGGACATACTTATGTGAATAGGCACCAAGACTACCCAGAAACAGCAGAAGATTTTAAGAACGATAGAAGAGACTATGAAAGGATGTATAATAGTTTAAGAGCAAATATAAAAGGGACAAAAGATTATGCAGAGTTTAGAAGTAGAATACTTAAAATGTATAGATCTGATAATCCAAAATCAAAAGCAGTTGCACAATCTAAACTAATGCAACTTCATTTTTTCTCTGATGTTATGTCTAGGAATAGTAATAAACCAGAAGAATTTTGGACTGACTTATTATATCTTTCCCTGAAAGTTGGAAAGAGGTTTGCACCTCACGGAAAATTGGCATGAACCCACAAGTTACAGAATTATTACAGTCTTTTGAGACGGACTCAAAGGCACCGAAAAGGAAGTATAATGACTTCCTTGCTCACGTCTACACAACCTTTGACAAGCACATCTCATTATGCAAGTCAGATAAGATGATGAATAAATATAAGAAAATGA